GTGCCGCAACAACACCCTCACCAAGCGTATACACGGCTTCCCAAGCTTCATTAGCGTCTGAAGGAGTATATGCGTGTTTTTTGACAGTTATAATATCGTTATCAACACCAACGGCATAGACAGCTGAAGGTTCTTCGTCTGTGGATAACTGTTGAATGGCAATGTCCTGAACGTTTATTCCTGGATTAAGAAGTCTTTCGGCAAGATATCCACCGTCTATTGTATATAACATACTACGAATGGGAATAGACAAAGAACCATTCGTAACTTGCGCAGTAATAGTAAAGTTATGAATGCCCACCAATTTATTTAGATAGGCATGCGGAACAGTTATAACTGTTGCTCCTGCATTGATAGTGAATAGTAGTGGGCTAAATAATTCTTCCATGTTGTTATCATAGAACCTAAGATGTATGGTACACCGTGCTTGGGCATTTACATTCATTAAGAAATGTCCTTGTAAGTCTGTATTGGCAATCAAGTAACACGAGATTAAACCTACCAACTGTTCTTCTTCTTCTACTGTAATTGCGGTAGTGTTGTAATCATAAATCAATCGAGGTAAAGATTGTTTTACACCGTCAATTTCTGTTTGTATGTCGCCGTTACTAGCCTCCGGTTCTAAGCCCCAGCTAGTAAAAACACATTCGACATCCGACCAAATAACTACCTGCAGGAAAGAATATTCTTCTGCGATGGCTTCAATCTCTGTAGAAAATATTCCAGAAGCGTCAGTCGCAATATTACAAAAATGGGAGATATAACTGCCACTTGTTGAGATAATTTTAATCGAAATGTAAGTTCTTCCTACATAGTCTCCGGAGGAAGGTGACATAACCGCAGTGACACGAAAATATTCCGTAAGTGTAGCTAACTGTGCTGACGTAACTTCTATTGTTGCAGAACCTCCGGCATACAGATGCAATTGTCCGGCAACCAATGTGGCGTTCGTTAAAGTGTAATACGCGGCATCTGTGGGTAGAATGTTAGTTGTATAAGCTATCATGATGCCACCTCGATTAGAGCTGAATTAAGTAAAGTAATATCGCAACTTAATCCACCATTATAGTCAAACTTCTGCCGCATAAGAAGTCCTGTAAAATCAATGCCGTATCGCGTACTTATTAAACGAATCTTATCGCCAATCTGTAAATTGGGATTACCTTTAATAGTGGCCTGGATAATTGGTGGAACACCTGTAGTAAATTGATCCATCATAGCTTTATAATCAACTGCTGACTGCGTATCCTGTATGTATGGGTTATCCACCGTAAGAGAATTTTCTTCTTGTGTTCCTAAATCATAGGCAATCTTTTCGAGATAAATACCTCTGACATTTAAACTGGTGACTACCTCGTGTGCTACACCGGATATCATAATGGTGATTGTCTTGCTTGTAGCTGTCGCTGACACCAAAACAAATAAAAGCTCCTCGTTATTAAAAGAGACACTTTTGAATCGTATCAGTGGTGTGTTATCTAAAGCATACACTAACGTGTTGTCTTCTTCAACTAGGGCTACCTCATTAACACTTAAAACAGATCCTTCGGCACTTTCCTGCGGTACGTAGTACGTCAAAAAAGCAGAATCGTAATCACTTGTAATGGATAATTTAACATCAACGGAAATCACCTGATCGGCATCTGTGATCGTTGCTCGGAGGGTTTGTGCAGTTCTAAGATTGCGAATATGAATAAGGCCGTCGTGGCCATAATTACAGGAAAGAAGAAATGCGGTTGATAGAGCGGAAAGAAATTCCTTGTTTTCCATTTCGTTAAAGGCTTTAAGTAATGTCTGAGTGATTGTGTCATCAATTACAGGAGCAATATCAAACAAAGTAAAAAAGGCAGTAAAAAGATCACTTACCGCCTCATCTGAAACTACCGGCATAGTAACAGCATCTTGCCCAAATATATTATACAGTTTATCATCTGCCGTAACTGTAGCCGTACTAGAAGTCGGAGAAGCAGTCCAATCCGTAACGTAAAATTCTCCAATCTGTCCCCAGTCATCGAGCTCACTGGTACGCAAAAAAGGAATAATTTTTACTCCACGTTTCATTTTGCCATAGTAAGGACTATCCGGATTTGTTGGGGTAAAAATACTTTCCTCATTGAGTAAACTTAAAGTAAACTCATTGGAAGAGACAGTATCAAAAGGAGTATCTCCTGACGTTGCCTCTTCCAATAAAGAAGTTGTAACGACATAGTCATCACGAGTAACACTTAAAGGAGTAGCACTAATGCCATCTAAATAGATATCTACTCTGTGATAGATTACTCGAGAAGATGCATTATAAGAAGCATCTGTTGAAACAGCCATCGTGTCCTCCTCTCCTATTGTTCAATCAGACTAAACGAAACGTTTTTCCACGTCCAGTCACCAATCGGACAATATAGTTCTGCCGGAATAGATCCTGGATAAACCGTAGCAGATTGAGCCACGCCATTATCTACATAGGTAAAAGAAAAGAAATAGCTCATGTTATTCCATACAGCATCCAGGATCTTATTTAACTCTGAAGCTTTAATTTGATTGTAGGTCAGGTTAAAAGTTCTTTTTCTTGCTAAGACGTCAGCCGTCATATTACCATTGGCTAATCTGGAAGCATTGGTTATTTTATAGCGTTCAATTTTAAATGCGGAAGGTCGCTTGATTGTAGTACCTGCTAATGAGTAAGCATCTTCACGATCTAATGACATTAACTACGCCTCCCTTCAGAAACTTGTATGACTTTTAATTTCCGATAAAGTTCCTTTAATCCCGCATCATCGCCAATTAAAGTACCAACATAAGCAATTACCTTGGATTGATCTTCTGACGTAAGTGTAGCAAATAGCGGAGCCAAATATTCATACATCCGCGCTGAAATTTTATCCGCCATACTATCCAAAGAAGCTTCTGTTATTTCGGCTATTACCTTGGTATATGCATTCGTACCAGTGGTGGTAGCCGTAGCTCCTATTTGATCCGCGGCCGCTATAGAACCCGCTGCTACATTTAACGTGGCCGGAATTGTACTTGCTCCAGCCATCGATTCGGATAGTCTGGCGCTCAGTGTGTCGAACAAAGAGGCTATCTGATTGAAAGTTGTTGCAATTGTGGTAACAAAGGTTGTGGACCAATCCTGTAATGCTGTAAGTGACGTATTTGTTACGGAGGAAAGATCCATTGTCGGCGCGGTGACTTCATCAGGAGTGAGATTATCAACGACATCCTGTGAAATGTCGGCGGCTGTGTTGGTAAGTTGTTTAGATAACCTTACCATGCCGTTGATCATGCCCTGGTCTAAGTTAATGCCGAATCCTTCTGTAATTCCGGATGGGGAATGAATATCAAAAATATCGGCGATTCGGTTTTTAATTGCCTTGAATACGGAGTCCACCGTAAGTAAGATAGAATATCGCATAGAAGACATGCCGTTTTTGAAACCGGTCATGACTCTTACACCATATGTATCGAAGACATCAGTAGTTATGTTATCTGAGGCCCAGGATTTAATAGGATTAAGAACATTGGATGTGAGCCAAGAACTCACGGAGCTCATGGCGTCGCTAAGGCCTGTTAATAAGCCTTCAACCAAACTTTCGCCGTAAGGTTCCATCTTACTGGATGAGTTATTACTAATGCCAAACACATCTTTAAATTCATTTGTAAAGTCATTGCTAAACGTGGTTACCCAGTTGATTGCTGTGGGTTGTTCATCCTTAAGCCCGGTAGACAAACCATCTACGATTTTCTTAGCTAAATCTTTAACTGCATTAACTGCATCATTTGCTTTGTCGTTGATGCCGTTAACTAAACCTGTAACCAAGTTTTTACCGATTTCGGCCAAATTGGTTAACATTCCGGAAGCCAGCTCAACACTACCGGTTTCTTGTAGTAGCTTGAGTGCTGCCATAAGTTCATTATAGTGTGTCAAAAGTTCGACAGCTGTTTCAAGTTCCGGATTTGCTATCTTTAATTTGTCACTTAGAGTTGCAGTGTCGTTTCCAATATTTTTAACGTCATCTGCTAAGTTTGCAATAGGACTACCTGTGAAGAACTTGCGGAAAGCATCTACAATGCTTGACCAGGTTAGGCTTCCCATAGCATCTGAATAAGAAGCTACCGCCTCGGCAAAACTAACCATGAATGCAACAAAGTCATTCATATCATCGGTTAAGTCGGGAAGTTTTCCGTTAAGGTCGGCTAATGCCGGTGCGAGATTGTTACTTAATTCCGCCGCAACTTCAATTAAACTTTCGCAGAATGTAATGAGGGCGTCGGCCATTTCTACTAAGATAGCTGTACCAAGCGCGATGGCTAAGGGCAACAAACCAACACTAGCTACCGAAGCTACGCCTAGCGCAGCAGTAACAACACCGATAGCAATTAATAAGGCCGTACCCAGTTCAATTCCAGTAGCAATTGTTTCGCCGTTATCAAGAACAGGTTGCCAAGCTACTCCTACCTGTTGTAGAAGTTCTCCAATAGCAACAATTTCAATAACGAAGAGTGCTGTGGCAACACCCATCTCAAGAAGGATTGCAGTACCCAAAGCTATTGCGAGAGGTAATGCTCCAGCGGTTGCGACTGTGGCAACACCCAGAGCAGCTGTGACAATACCAATTGCAATAAGAAGTGCTGTTCCTAAGCCAATGGCTGTAGCAATCGTTTCGCCATTATCCAGGACGGGCTGCCACGCTTCTCCGATTTGTTGCAGGAGTAAACCAATGGCCCATATTTCAACTAAGAATAAACCGGTGGCAACCCCCATCTCAGCTAAAATAGCAATGCCTAAAGCCATATATACTATGAGACTGGTGCCCACTGAACCTAGGGCAGCGGTAACCACACCTATTACGGCAAGTAATGCAATACCTATACCCATTGCAATTGCAATAGTGCCTGCATTGTCAATTACGGGCTGCCAAGCAATACCAACTTGTTCGAGCATTATGCCCAGTAACCAAATAGCTCCAACAATTAAAAGTGCTGCTGCGGCTACTTCAACGATGATAACAAGACCCATGGCCAAATTCTTAGCCAGTGAAGTTAGTTTAGTAGATAATCCTCCTGTGGCCGTGGATACCTGTTCTGTGGCGGAGGTAACTTCAGTTACGGTCTTTGAAGCGTCTGCCATCTTCTTGACATCTTTTATTTTGGAAAACGCGATCAAAGCTAAGGCAAGCCCGCCTAAAATTTTCAAGCCGGCAATAATCATGGTGGCCCCGGAAACTCCGCTCCAGTCGCCTTGTCGAATGGCATCCCAATTTTCTGCCAGTTCCTGAATAATTTCTGTGAAGCCTTGTATCATTAGGCTTATGCCAACAAGTTTAAGATTACCTGTGAATATACCAATGCCAAGAGCAATATCGGTTAATCCATGAATGACAGCAAGACAGTTTTCTACATCTATGCCATTGTCAACCATATCCTTTATTGCTAAGGCTATTTCGGCAATACCTTCGATTACCTTCAAAGCGCCAGCCCATTTTAGCTTACCCAACAAGACTAGGGCCAATGTAATGGCATCAATGGCTACAAGACCCGCACTGCTATCTCCACCTGTAAGACTGTTCCAAAAATCTGCAATGGCCGTTCCAATGCCTTCGAAGGTAAAATCAGTAAGTGAACCTAAATCACCCAGATCGGCAGATAAGTTACCCCAATCAGTAGCCCAATCTCCTGTCCAGTCAAATAGGTCACTGTAGTCTAAATCTCCTAAACCACCGAGAGCATCTGTAATGCTAGAAGATATGTCCCCAGCGCCAGAACTTGCATCGTCATCGATAGTAAAGACCTGATCAAAAGATTGTAAATTCTTTTTAGCACTAGATCCGGCCGCATCTGTAGAATCGGTAACATCATCTATGGCACCTGCCATATCTTCCAGACCCGCTGTATAATCAGTAGTATCTGGCATTTCGAATTCTGGCATTGCGATATCTTCTGTATCGAATCCAAAACCTAAATTTTCAGCAAAGTCATTAATCTTAGCGCCTATACTACCGAAGAATGCCGCTATTGCCGCTCGGGCCTTCTCAGAAGAAGCAACAACAGCCAAAAGGCCTGCAGCTAAGGCCAGAACCGTTATGATAACCGCTTTATTGGCTGCCCCAAAGGTTATGACGGCACTAATTAAACTGCCAATTGCTTTGGCGGCTGCCTTAGCCCCGGTTAATAACCAAATAGCCTTTGCTAAGAAAACTACTACCTTAGCAATAACTGCTCCTATAGCTAACACAGCAATGGTTTGGAAAAGAATTTTTACTGCTGGAGAAGCACTATAGGCAGCTCTTATAAGATATAAGATAATGTTTGCTAAGTTTGCCAAAATGGGTAATACAACGGAACCTACCTTGATAATTATGGCAATAGCATCACCAAAAACGGTAAAGAACAATTGTCCGAATTGTTTAATGACCGAACCAACCTGGATTAGGCCGCCAATAAAATTACGCAGAACGGACCAAGAGCTTTCTGGAAATAGCGCTTGGAATAAGCCTCCAATGCCATAAGCCTGTGTAATTTTAACTAAGGCAACAATATGATTGGCAACTGAGTCAACGATGGTTGTTAATTTTTCAAAAGGAGCTTCCCACGCATAAGAAAGCATCTGTTGAAAAGCTTCCTGAATACGACTCATAGAACCAGAAAGCGTATGCGATAAAGCTTCTGCTGCTCCCTCGTAACGCTGTTGCAATTCTTGCAGAACAGCAAAAACAGCGGATGTGGCATCTACTCCAAGATCACCAATGTTTTTAGCTTGTTCTAGGGTAATACCAAGACCTTCCGATAATAACTCGTAGATAGGTAATCCGGCATTATACAACTGTCTTAATTCCTGTGCACTTACCTTACCTGAGGCAATCATCTGCCCAAAGGCAAGCGCAATATGATCAATTTGATCCGACATATCAGCCGCGCTATTTGAAAATACTGCAGCTGTATCGGTTAAAATTTGCAGTGTTGGTACCGTGGCTTCTGCAGAAAAGCCCATAGCCATTAATTTACGTGAAGCAGCTGTTAAATCAGTTGTATCTAAAGGAGACACAAGGGCCATGCTTTTCAGAGCGTTTAAAAAAGCATCTGCTGACTGCGTGGAGTCTTGAAACAGATAATTAAAAGCAACTGCGGCATCTTGCAAGGTTTCAGAAAATTCAATCGCCTTACTGATTAGCTCCTGCATGATGTTTACCATTTGGTAAAAAGCCTGAGAAATTATAATGCCGCCTAAAATACCCTTAATAGATACAGCATATCCTTTTGCTGTTTGTAAGTTTTTAGATGCTTTACCTGTTTGTCCAGCAAAATTGGAAGCCCCAGCTCCAGCACCTTTGGTAGATGTTCCTGCGGATTTGGCCGCAGCACCAGCAGCTTTTAAAGAATCAGGTATAGAACCAAACATGGTAGACACTTGTCGTGTTATAGTAGCCCATTCTGTTGTAGCTGCTGTACATGCTTGTATAGAAGCCGCCACTTCTTGTAAAGTGGCGTTAATTTGCTGTGTAATGGTTAATATGTTCGCAAAAGCAGGTGCGCTATCTCCACTGCCCATAACTTCTCCTGTAGACATGTCCACAGTATTGAAGCGTTCCATCTGGGCAAAGAGAGCTGTCATTGCAGACTGCATTTGTTCAATCTGAGCTAAAGGAGCTGAAAAATCCAAGGTCGCGCCGGAAAATGAACCTAAACTCATTCCAGCAACAGACGCTGAGACTGTAGCAGCAGACGTTGCCACACTTTGCATT